TTGACCACCGGCAGGACCGCCAAAACGAGATAATGCGGCAGCCGTTGGTTGTGCGGTTGGAGCAGCAGCGGGCGCCGCAACAGGCACACTAGGCATAGCACCAGGCGCGGTTGTAGGCGCGGCTGTAGGTGCCGCAGGCACATTCCCAGCATTTCCTGCATTCATAAACGCTTGCATTTGGGCATTTCTTTGCATTTGCTGCATACCCAATGGTTGCGTTGCCGGGTGTTTCATATATTCTTGCGCGGCCGCTTGAAGATTTGGCATCACAGCAGGCATGGCAGGCACACCAGGCATAACATTGCCTTCGTCATCAACGCGAGTAACTGGCGCTTGTGCGGGCATAGCCGGCCGACCTGTTTGCAATTCTGACGCTTTTGTTAAAGTGTCCATCAGATCTGTTTGATACTTTTGCCCCAGCGCCTTCTGTTCCTCAAGCCCCTTATTTTGCAAATAAGCCCCGCCCATTGCTTGCAAGATCTTGGCAAGCCTTGCAGTCGCTGGCGTGCGTGCTTCTATGCCCTTATAGCTGTAACGCTCTGTGGGCTGTATGGATTGCGCTTGCAACAGCTCTGCCATCTTTTGCTGCTGGGCAAGTTTTGCAAGGTCAGCCTGGTATGGGCTTGGCAGATTGAAATTTACTAATTCGTTAGCCATTTTTCGCCCTTAATAATTTGACGGCGTAAAGTTTTGGGAATTCGGATTGTATTGCGTAGACCGATCAACAACGGGGGCGCCGGGCTGCGTTCCGGCTTTCTTCATCATCATTTTCATCATCATGTCATTCATGCCGCCGCCACCCGCAGGCGCACCCAATGGTCCGCGATACTTCTGATATGGTTGCGTCGGATCTTGCAGCAGCGCAGCGAGCTGTATACGCTTGTCGTCGGAATTGAAATTGTAGGAAGAATTCATTTAATTAATCATCCCATAATTGACCATCTTATAGCCACTCGGATGCAACGCCACAGCCTCAGGCATTACGGCCTCAACTTCATCTGCCATCACGCCGCGTTCTCTGTTGCCAAATATGTCGTATTCGTAAACGCCAAAACCAGACGGATGCGTGCCGACACGGACAACATTAGATTTTAAACGAGGATCTGAAAACATCATGGCGCCAGTTGCCGCAGTGCCTGCCAATCCATAAAGCCCAGCATTCTGCGCGTTGACGTTGGCAGACTGAATTCCATACCGATCCATTGCGCCCTGCCCTGCCGCCTGCGCCCCTGCAAAGATCGGTGCTGGTGCAATGTTTGAGCCTTGATACCCTTGAAACTGCGGCATCTGGATCTGCGAGCCACTCATCAAACCTGAAATTTCGTTTAGCGGTTGATTTCGCAACGCGAGCTGCTGCGCCAAACTTTGTTGCTGCGCCGTGTTTCCAAACTGTGCGCCTTGTAAATTTTGATTGTATTGTTGATTCTGCGCGGCCAACATGGCTTGTTGCTGTTGCAATGCCGCTTGTTGATTTTGTGCGATGGCTTGATTACCGAGCTGCTGCTGCGTGACATTTTGATTAAACCCTTGCTGCTGACCACCGAGCTGCGCTTGATATTGTGCCAACGCCGCTTGCTGATTCTGGCCTACGGCCTGATTCTGCAATCCCTGCACGCCCATGTATTGATTGTAGAGCTGTTGCGAAGCGGCGTTCTGCGCTTGCTGGGCGGCCAGTCCTTGACCGAAATTCTGCCCCACCGCTTGATTCCCAGCGGCGTTTGCGGCTTGACCTTGAGCAAAATTCTGCCCAATGCCAGCATTTTGCAATTGTTGTGCAGTAACGCCTTGACCAAAGTTTTGTCCAATTGCCTGATTTTGCAATCCAGCCAACCCAAATTGTTGCGCGTATCCTTGCTGCTGGGCTGCGTTTTGCGCTTGCTGCGTTGACAGCGCAGTATTTAAATTCTGGTTTAATGCGCTGTTGAAAAGTCCTGCGTTTTGCATTCCTGCGCCAAAACTAGCAAGCTGCGCTTGATTGCCAAATTGCCCTGACTGAACCCGCTGGCCGAATGCTTGATTCTGCGCTGCGTTTTGTGCGGCTTGTGCAGCCTGTGCCTGGTTAAAGTTTTGCGCTACCGCTTGATTTCCATATTGCCCTGCTTGCAATGCTTGACCAAACCCTTGCGCGTTTGCTGCGGTATCCAGACCAATACCTTGCAACGCCGCCTGCGAGAGCAGATCGTTTTTTTGCTGGTTTTGGGAAATCATTGCGTTTTCGTACGCTTCACCACCCGGCACTAGACCTTGATTAATCAACCGTTGCCGCGTTGCTGCGTCCGATCTTTCAAGTTGCGGCGCCAAACGGTTCATAATTGCCTGCTGGCCGGTCATACCTGCATTAACAGGCATTGCTGCCACATTGCGGGTATTCAATGCACCACTGGCCAACCCATATTGATCTGTTTGCGGTCCATAATTGACGTTACCTACGCCAGATGTATCAATTTGATTTTGTAACTGTGGAGCTGCAACATTACCTTGTGCAGATGCAAAATCTCGTGCTTGCGGCCCTTGATTGATTGCACCAGCTTGCACATTAGCGCCCGCCAGCCCGTATTGCCCACCGCCAGGACCACCCCCCGCAAAGCCATATTGCCCAGCTTGTGGACCAGTGCCTGCCATACCATATTGCCCAGCTTGCGGTCCGGCATTTACACCTTGTGCGTTGACGTTTGCGCCCGCCATGCCATACGCGCTAAGTTCTGGCGCTTGCGAGATTGGTCTGGCGTTAATGTTGCCGCTGGCTTGGCCGTAGCTGCTTAAATTCATCAATTGCGGGATTCGTCCAGCGCTGCCCACATTGGTTTGGATACCAGGCAGGTTTGGATTAAACGCGTTCCCAAGCACAGTGCTAGCAGTTCCGATACCTTGTTCGCCCAACCCTGCCAAAGCACGCTGTACGCGCTGCTGTGCGTCTAGGGTAGCCTGCGCCGCAGGCGTCAGTGTTTGCGTTACGGTCGGCTGATCGGGATTTTCGTTTGTCGTAAATTGTTCTCGTGTCGGCGCAGGACCACCAACGCCAGAATTTGCCCAATTTGCCATCGCTTGAGAATAGCCTGCTTGGTCAACAGAAGTCCGGCTTGCTCTGTTTTCGTCGCCTTCGTCAGTAGTGGTAAATTGACCAAGAGTAGGCGCCGCACCGCGTTGCGGTTGGCCGGAATATGCACTCATTGCTTGGTCGTAGCCGGCTTGATTGAATGTAGGCGTTCCAAAAGTCACTGTCTGGCTGCCCAACGGACCAATAACGTTCGGATTGTTCATCCTGCCCTGCAATCGTGCGGTTGCCTCGTTTGCTGCACCCTGCGCGGTAGCGGCGGCCGCATAATCTGGTGCCGCTGGTGCCGATGGTGACGATTTACCCATGATTTACAATCCTTTTGCTGTAGCGTTCATTTAAAAACCGGCAGTCGTCGCGGCGCAGCGTATAAAACACAATGTCTCCCGCTGGGCGCCCTTCTTTGATCCTGCCTTCTTCTGTAAATCCCATATTCGTCACCACTTTTGCGCTTTGTTCGTTGTCGCTGCCGACCGGCACAATGATCTTTTCGACTTGGCAGATGTTATACGGATAATCAAATATTGCCGCTAAATAGGCAGGTGTCAATTGCCCTTCAATGCTGAAATGGCACCAAATGCTTTTGTGGTTCCAGTTTTCATAAATGACACCTGCAATAATCTGATCATCTCGTTTTAATCCTATTGCCGTTGCCCTGCCCTCAAAGAAACCACCGTCAACGCGTTGTGCAACCCACCGGCCGACCTCCGGCCCTGAAACTATATGCCTGCCCATCCGGCCTGGAATACCACGTCTGTGGATGCCCATTCAATCTGTAGACCGCTGCTGGCGCTTTTAAGCTGAATAGATCCGCAATAACCCAGCCCGGTAACGCCTTGCCAGTTATTTGTAATCTCTAAACCAGATCCCCAAAACGCAGAATCCCACGTTCCTGCATCCCACAGCCCAACAGAAGATGACGATAAAGAAAGAGGTGCTGCGGTGTCGTCAACGTCAAAATCCACATTTATGCCGACAAATATAGCCGGCGAGCCGTTAGTGAAAATGCTCGGTCGCGCTCGGGTAAAATATTTTTTGACGCCGCGGCTTTCAAAATAATTAAATGCTTGAAAAGCATTTGTTGTTATATTGGATGTGTTGTCGACATAGGTGTCATCCCACGCCCTGACCACCACGCCGTTGCCACCGTAATACGGATTATCGTTGTAGGTTTCCCAAACGTTAGCCGCCCAGCCTTGAAACTGCGCCCAGCTTGTCGTAATGGTGTTCATCACATACTGTTCCTGCTGGCCTACTGCAACCGGCACATTAATCCATACGGCATTTCTGCGAGCGTTGTAATACACCTGCCACCCTACCGTAGAGCTGCTGTAGGCCGCTGTCGCTGCTACGATGGCCCCTTGAATCTTGTTCGACAGCGCCACCCGAGGATCTAGTCGGGAAGATTGCAAGCTCTGCGCCATTGGCATCAAGCCGTCATAGGTCAGGATTAAAAGGTCGCCGCCCCACTTCAGCATGGACCGGTTGCCGATCGGTGATCCCAGCTTCCAAACGCCGGCCAGTGCCCAAGTGGCATCGCTGGATGGATCGGTGCCTCGGTAGACAATGACCTCGCCGTTGCTGGTGACGAATACCAGGTTGTCGTCCACCCCATAACCTGCATCAATGGTCCAGGTGTCCAGATCCACCAGGTGGCCGCCGAATTTGGCAATGGCTGACAGATCGAGCACTTGTGCGGCGCCGCCGACTGCGCTGGTGGGCAAATACCACGCCTTGAGCGTATCCTTTTGAATAAACCACAGACGGTTTTTAAAAAGCGTCACATTGGATAGCGTTGTGGTTGTCACGCCAGTGATGGCCGGCGTTGAGGCGGCATCAATGGCGGTCCAGTTGGTGCCATCATAAAGCCGCGGCTTGTCGACGCCATTCACGGCATATAAATAAGTGCCGCCGGTCGTCGTGATGTTGATGTATTCCCAAATTGCATTTGTCAAGCCGGTGACAGTGGTTGCAGTTGCAACCCCTGCGGTGCTCGCATCGTAGAATTTAAGATCCGGCGTGCCTACCGCGGCAAACATTTTGCTACTGGTGCCGCCGTTGTAGACCATGATGGTCTGCACCTGGCCGGTCATGCCGGTCGCCCAGTTTGTAGATCCACCACGCAACACGCAGTTACTGATCGTCGGAAAGAAATTAATTAACTGGACCGCA